CTATACGGCCACTTTAGCGAAGCACGTATGTAGCACAAGATCGTTCATTTTCGTGTTGATGAGGGAAAGCTGATCCGTATTGTTCTCTGACATCCAGGCGCCATAAACCCGATATACCATCTGCGCATCCGAGTGACCCATTTGCGCGGCGACGTAGTTCGGGTTTGCGCCTGCCGACAATGCCCAGCATGCGAAAGTGTGCCTGGACTGATATGCCTTACGGTGGCGAAGACCTGCACGTCTTAGCGCACCGTTCCATATTTGCCCAAGCGAATCCGTCGAATAGTAAGCGCCTGACCTGCCGTTTACTGCATCGAGGCTGGCGTTGAATACGAATGTTTTCTGATCATCTATCCTTTCGCCATGCTCCCTGGTATGAAAGGTGAAGGGAGTCTGAGGATACATTCTTGTCAGCTCGCGCTGATTGCGGAGAACTTCAGCTGCTGCATCAATCAGACAAATGACTCTGTTGCCTGCCTCGGTCTTCGGTGGAGTGAACAGACCCTGCGGCGTCAGATTGCGCGAGATGGTAATGGTCTTCGCTTCAAGGTCAATATCCTCCCAGGCCAGCGCGCAGATTTCTCCGTGACGCAATCCCGTCAGGATCGCCAGTGACCACATATTGGCATTCTGCCGGGTAGAACATCCGGCGATGAGCCGTGGAAACTCTTCTCGGGTGATCGGGTCTGGGCGTTTGTTGGATTTTTTAAGAGGCTTAATACTCGTCATAGGGTTCGCCTCTATATACCCGATGGGGAAGGGTAAAGAAACCGCAGTTGCTGGCGCGTATTGAGCGCATTGAACAGCATGGTCAGATCACCATACCCGGCTTACCAAAGTGACCATCACAGGTCGCGTTTGAGAGCGCGCAAATTGCTGGGGTGCTTTTCAATTTCCCATTGAAGTTATACTGTGTGTATTCCAATTATGGAGGGTTTATGCACAGCATTTTTCATCTTGAAAGAACAATTCTTATTGGCGAGACAAGTGATGTCGAAGGATGCGTAAAATATGAAATATATCGGAACGATGAAATAGGGCTTACGCACGCAATTGCATACAAAGAATTCATGGTTGCCAAGGAAGACGGTGCTGAGTACATGTATTGGGCAAGGATAGGTTCTACTGTACTCAGAGGTGGCAGAGATATTTGCAATGCGATTGAAAGGTGTGAGCAGCATTATAAGCAGCTCTCAGGAAGATGAATGCCAGCCGCCTCCGGGCGGTTTTTTAATGCCATCTTAAAGCGCTTTCCGAGTGTAACTAATGATAAAAGACGGCCCATCCGTGGACCAAGGACGTGATAGGAGTTCATTTTTTCTTATACGTTTTTCAGGTTAGACAACCTCGCGGCGCCTTCAAGCGTAAGCGGTGAATTTCTCACACCCCTAGACAAGGCAAACGCGGCGCAAAGTTTTTAAAGGGCACTGGCGTTTGTAGAGAGCGGCGTGTCACAACTGGGCGCAGCGGCCAAAGATGAGCTGAAGGCGTTGGCAGTTAAGTACCTGTACTCATCACAGGGCGTATTTGCGAGTGCGCCCGATGATGTAGTCTGTAAAAGAAAATGGAACCCAATAGTGTTGTAATTTAAAATCGCTCGCCTATTAGCTTGGAGGCGGTTATGGCGAGATATTATGTGCTTTGTGAAAAGTGCGAAATGAATCATGTTGGTATCGATTTAGATGTAGAAGATCTCGACGAAGACGAGGTTTTAGAATACATCGAAGAACATGAGATTGACGTGAAAGGCTGCGTCGACTGTGGAAATGACGACACTTTATTCGAATGGTTGAATCCTCAAAACTGATAGCAGGCCGCCTCCGGGCGGTTTTTTATTGGAGGCAATATGGCAGATACCTACCGCATCACCGTAACCAACAAATCTGGCGAAACCCATGCTGGTCTAATGAACCGATCACAACCTGAAATCGTGAATGGCTTCATCGGCGTTGCTCAGGAAGATGGCGCTTGGGTATACCTCGCGCCGGATGACGTGCTCAAGATGAAGTACGTGCCTCAGGTTGAAGCGCCTCAGTAGGAGACGGATTTTCACTCATATGAGTCGCTTTGTAGGTCTCCTCGAGATGGGAGATAACTTCCTCTATTTTTTGGTTGAAGCCAGCAAATTTGATTGTTCTTTTTGTCATTTTTCTGCCTTCGCCATGAGCTCCTGCTTGGAATACTGATGGGTCATTTTTAAACCCCAGCCCACCGGCGCCAGAGGCCTCGTACTCTTCAGTTATTTCTACGGTCTCTGCAATCATGATTCGCTTTGCAATTGAAAGTTCCTGCTGAGCTTTTGCTTGAATATCTAAAATAGAACCGGCCGTCTCAACAGTTTCTGCTTTCTCTTGTGGGCTTGCATTTGCATCTTATGAATCAGAGTTATACATATCTAATATCGATCTTATAGCCATTTCAGCCAGGCTAGGACCAGCAAGAAAACTCATGAAAGACATTTAATTCTCCATATCCAATAAGTGATACTCAATGTTATCGGCAGTTCATTATAAAAAGTTAGAGGGAGTAATATGGCGACCAAAGCTAAAACTGGCCGCCCTTCTGATTATCTATCAGAGGTGGCCGCTGACATTTGTTCACTGCTTGCCGATGGTGAAAGTCTGCGCAAGGTTTGTGAGCGTCCGGGCATGCCGAACAAGTCAACCGAATTCCGCTGGCTGGCTCAGCATGAAGAGTTTCGCGACTAATACGCGAAAGCCACTGAGACGCGTGCTGCCGAGATTTTCGAAGACATGTTCGATATTGCCGACATGGTAAGTGAGGAAGCTGCAGCGGTAGCAAAAGCCCGACTGCGCATCGATACCCGCAAATGGGCGCTGGCCCGCATGAACCCGAAGAAATACGGCAATAAAGTGAGTCAGGAAATTGACCATAAGTCATCTGATGGCAGTATGGCTACCAAGCCGACAACCATCCAGTTGCTACCCGTTGAGCCAAAAACATGAGTGAAGCCGTCTAACTTCCAATCCCCGCAAAGCTCGTTCCACTTTTCATCGCCATCAACAAACGATACCGCTGCTCATATGGCGGACGCGGAAGTGCTAAGACGCGAACCTTTGCCCTGATGACGGCTATGAAGGCGTATCAGGCGATGATGAACGGTGAGAACGGCGTAATCCTGTGCGTGCGTGAGTTCATGAACTCGCTGGAAGAATCGAGCATACAGGAGGTTAAGCAGGCGATCCTGGCGGTGCCGTGGCTGGCCGCCAACTTCGACATTGGAGAGAAATATATTCGCACCATCGACAAATCGGTGACGTACGTCTTCGCAGGCCTGCGGTATAACCTGGACAGCATTAAGTCTAAAGCGCGCATTCTGCTTTGGTGGGTTGACGAAGCAGAATAGGTAAGTGAAATAGCCTGGCAGAAGCTCAGCCCGACAGTTCGCGAAGAAGGCTCAGAGATTTGGGTGACATGGAACCCGGAGCGCGACGGCAGCGCTACTGACAAGCGATTCCGAAAAGAGGCCGGTGAGGACTGCATTACTGTCGAGATGAATTACACGGACAAACGCACCCGACATTGAATGGCCGAGGCAGCCTAGCTAACAGCAGCATTGCGTACTTTATCTCTTACTTTCCTGATGTTTTCATCGATGAGATAAATGCACACCAGCGACATTGCAATTGATATTCCGTACCCGATTATAAAAATCTCCCATCCTCTATTAGGTTCATTGAATCCAATAACATACCACGCTAGATATCCGCCAAAATATTGACTGAGAAAAACCGGATAAGACAGGTCTCCCAGCAGTCTGGCCACCTTACCCGGCCCACCTTCTGGATTTAAATCACACAAAGCTATAACTATGAACATGGATATGACGTTATTTACATAGTAATAAAATGGGTGCCAATGACCATGACCATTCTGGCTGAAGGTGAAAAGCCCCCAGTTCGCGAAGAAGAGAATCACAGAAGAAAATAGCAGAATCCAACTATGCTTTTTCAGGAAACCAACAACCGAGCTTACTTTTTTTACTTTTGTGTAAATAAAATACCCCAGCGATCCCAAGCTAAATGGTAATATTGCTGCTATGAAAGGGAAGTAAGCCATAGCTGGCTCACTAGTGCTGCGATATACAAATATATGGTATGCAACTGACACCACTATACTCACCACAGTATAGGCAATATTTCTGGCTATGAATAGCCAGAGCAGGAAGTAACATATCAATTCTACAGCTACGGACCAGCTAGAAGTAATTATCCTGAATCTAAAGGCATCGGCGAAAAATGGGTATGAATCTGTAAAAGCACCAAATGTATTTGGTACCGCATAGTCAGACAAAAAAGCCCATGGGAATATTAAAGCATTACCTAACCAGTCTAATGAAAGAGAGTTCCTTGACCATGAAGGATGGAAGTTAACCGTGTTCGGCATGAAATAAATTATAATTATGCCAACAAAAACAAAAAAGAAGTAAGTGGGATACAGACGAAGAAATCTGTTTGCAGAAAAGCTAATGACATTAAATTTATATGTTTTATTAAGTATCAGCGTTATCAAAAAACCACTTATAATATAGAAGAAGTTAACTGCGAATTGACCAAGAAATGGCAATTTACCAGTAAGGTGAAATGCGACCACACAGCTGGCTAGTAAGAATCTGATTATCCCTAACATAACGCTAAGGCTCCGTAAGGAATTTGTAAGTCGCTAAGATACCATCATAAGGAAGAGGCATCCATTTTTGGGATCATCTGACGAAAAAGCCCTGCCGACGGGGCAGTGGTAGACCGCGCCGATCTGAGCAGGCTGCGGGGTAAGCGATTACTGTTTAGTCATTCACTCCGCTTCTCTCCGACAAAACCCCTTTCGCATCATGTCCCTTACAAAACCCCCCAAACGCAGCGGTTTGCCAAATATCTCGCCCGAAATTACTGTGATTATATACAGTAATTTTATGGGGGAGAAAATCATGGCGCGCGGGTACGAAGTCGGCTGGGTATTTCGGGACGTAATCAAACTGGGCAGTCGTAGCAGACGGATAGTGACAACGAACGAGTTCCTTCTGGCCTTGGCAAAGTACAACCGCATCTGGATGCTGGAGCAGTGCAACGAGTATATTCTGCGCTATCAGTCGAATTTCTTTGAGATAGACGCTGTGAAGGAAAACAAAACGTGGGCGCTCCGCAATATGGGGTAAGTAACAGCACCAAACTGATTCATGACACCCTTCAATACTTCGTCACGTTTCTCTCCAACCTCAGAGAAGCCGTCGATCAAGGCTTTTACGTCTTCTCCTTCTATCTTGTAGTAATCGTAATGCTTGTGTTAGTCGGACATTTTTACCTCGCCGTTACGATGTCTTTAGATTTGCGATAGCCAATAAAAAAACCCGCCAAAGCGGGTTTGGTAGTCTCTGGGTTTACTCGTCCCAAAGTATTTTTTCGTATTGCTTAATCTTCTTTTGAAGCTTCTTTAATTCTTCGCTGTGCAACCACCAAGAGATGGCCAGTCCGAGAACTGCTCCTGTTAACATTCCGTACCAGTAATCATCCATTTTTTCTAAATTCTTATTGTAATTAAGCTTAGCGCGTGAATTTTAAGCCTAAAAATGAGAATGAAAAAGCATTTATTCCCACAATCAAAAAAGGCCTTTTGGATGCATCGATTTGCCGCGCATCTTCTGCACTGCGTGAATCTGGCGCCCGGCTTCGTTGGCGACCTTCTGGTATTTGGTGCTGATGCGGTGCTCTGAGTAAATTGACGCACCGGCGACAATCTGCTTGTGCTACTCAGTCTCTGTTTCTACTGCCTTAACTACGCGGTAAGTTGCCGGCCGTTTGCACTGCAGCACAACGCGGCTTGGAGTAGGGCGGTGCAACACTTCTGCGCTAACGCTGGCTTCACTCTGAAGGTGAGCGCGGCGTTCACGGCGGCGACCTGATGCTGAACCGTTGAACTATGTTCTGCGTGTCATAGATACCTCCTGAGTGAATTTTGGTGGTGCGGTGACCATTGTTTCGGCCCAACTTCACTCGGTTACCGCTGGTGCTACGTTTGCCACAGGCTGCACGCTGGTCGCTTCCAGATGCTTGTGCACCACACCCCAAAACTCACGCTTTGGTACTGATTGGCTTTTCAGCCAGGTGAAGCACCGGCCACCACACATGATTTACTCCGGTAATAATGGCAAGACAGCTAATCGCGTTTTAGCGGGATTAATCTTAAAGGTGTGGATTATTGAAAAATTTCACATCGGGATTTTCAGTAATCTGCTATCTACCCCTTCGAGAGCTAAGCCATTACGAGTACCGGAGATAAGCGCCGGATGGGGCATATTCAAATTCAAAAGGTCGCCTATGGGTGGCCTTTTCTCGTTTTTGCCCCTGCCAATCACTGCACACTTCGGTTTAGCGATCTGTGGAAAAGGCGATTTTCATCCAAAAAAATTCCGCGCTCAGGCGGATTCTTCACATTGGTTCCGTTATGTGTGTCAATGCTCTCAAGAGAAGAACAAAACTCACTTCACGTTTTTTAAACTTTTTTAGCTAGGATTATTCTTAATTATTAGTATATAAAATCTAATCGATTAAGCGGTAATATAACACTCAAGATAATAAGCGTGCTAATTGTTTGATAATTATACATTTAAGGTTGAGCTATGTTTCTGGATTTACTGGCAGGGAGAAATGACTACATGGATGGATATGAAGAGAAAAGTGAGAATCAAGAGAATAAGGCAGACCGTCTGGATGGATGGATTTTAAGCCTCCAGCAGCGCTGTTTTTTGGAATCACTTTTTGATGAACAAGACTGAATCCCCTTTAAGTTAAAAAAGGCTCGCTTCGGCGGGCCTTTTCTTTTTCTGCGCCCAGCCAGTCAATCCAATTAACCTTTGCCAGATATGGCTGAGGCGCGTTTTCATCGACTACTGACAGCTCCGACCGTAATCACGGAGGTGAGCATAAGTATTGATATGAGCAAACTTGCATCTGGCGTTGCCTACAGCGCGTCTGCCGGTACGGTAGCCAATGGGTTGCTTACACGGCTCAGTCCTGACGAATGGAGTGCTGTTGGTGTCATTGCCGGTATTGTCGTCGCACTGCTGACGTTCGCCATTAACTTTTATTTCAAACGGAAAGTGTCTCTGGCGCAGATAAAGGCGCTTGAAAAACGTGGCTACATTTCTTCCGACCAGCTGGGCGAGGAGTAACCATGGCTATCTCAACGAGCCTGCGTAACAAGCTGATCGCTGCCGCAGGTGGCGGAGCCATGTGAATCGCTACGGATAATCTAGACACTTCTGAGTCGTTGATAATATTGATTTTCATATTCCGTCGGTGGCATTTGATCACTCGAACCATGCCGACGCTTACTGTTATAAAACATTTCGATGTAATCGGAAATATCGCTACGGGCTTCTTCCCGCGTCCCGTAGATCTTTTTCTTTATCCGTTCACGCTTCAGTAGCTGGAAAAAACTTTCTGCAACTGTGTTGTCGTGACAGTTACTACGATGGCTCATACTACCCTCCTGTCCGTGTGATTTCAGGAACGACTGACACTCATGGCTTATATTGACTACCTTGTTCAGAATAAACCAGCACCTGTTTTTGGGGATTACGTCGCCACACGGCCATCAGAAGCGCATTCAGGACAATATCTTTGGTCATCCGGGGTTGCATTGACCAGCCGATAACTTTGCGCGAGAACAGGTCAACAACTACGGCCAGATACAGCCAGCCTTCGTGGGTTCGGATGTAAGTTATGTCCGTTACCCAACGTTAATCCGGAGCTTCCGGGTTGAACTGCCGCTGGAGTCTGTTGGGTGTCACGATACTGGCTTCTCCTTTACGCGCTCGTGGGCTTCGATATCCGACCTGAGCCTTTATCCCGGCACGCTTCATTAGCCGCCAGACACGGTTAATCCCGCATTGTTGCCCGCTATCTCGCAGGTCGAGATGGATCTTGCGATAGCCATAAACGCAACCGGACTCCAACCAGAACTGTTTGATTTGTCCTGTCAGCCTGAGATCCGCCTGATGCCGTGATGAATGCGGCTGTTGAAGCCAGGTGTAAAACCCACCTGGATGAACATTCAGCACCCGACAGAGTAGACGAACAGGCCAACAATAGGAGTTGTCACGGATAAAGGCGTACCTCAGTCGGACAGCTTTACGAAGTACGCCGCGGCTTTTTTTAATATGTCCCGTTCATCAGTAACCCGCTTCAGCTCCTTCTGGAGTCGGCAGATCTCGGCCTGAGCATCTGACTGCTCTTTGTTGATGGAAGAGTCCGGTCCGTACTTCTTTATCCAAGCATAAAGACTGTGGGTAGTGATATCGAGACCTGTTGCAACACTGGAAACAGAATGGCCACGTCAAAAACCTGTTTGACAGCTTCAATTTTAAACTCTTCAGGATAACGCTTACTGCTCATGCGCACCTCTCTTTAAGCCATTTTAAATGACTCTGAGGTGTCTGTTAAACCCGTGGCGATTCAGCATGAGGCATGCTTTTCATGGCACCAGCAGTTGCATCTGCTTTTTTCGAGATAATTTTTAATAATCTATTTGAAAAGAATGACTCTACGTATCTATAGAACAATCCTGCCGCTATGATTGATGTTGCTGTGGTAGTTATAATGTTTGCCATGCCCTGAGCAAAATCACCTAACCCCATATTTATCAATGCGTGCAAAGTTAATCCCTGCATAAGCACATGCATCAGATATAGTGAAAATGAAATGTCACCCAAGTAAACAACTACTCTAGGTATTTTTATGTGTATCGTTTTGCTCGCAATGGTCAGGCATAGCATCAGTGGGATTACAGATATCCCCCATTCGAGCAATCCATGTCCTATTCTCGCTCCGGCTACATACTGAGAAATGACAAGTGAGCACGCAAAAAATACCATCATCCAGCAAAATGTTTCGCTGCCTATTTTTATTTTAGACATGTATAGCTGGCCAATAACAACTCCAGCCACAAACATCCATATGATTGGCGAGGTAATCAAGCCAAGAGATATACTATTGAGCCCATAATCAAAAGTTGGGGAAAAGCTGAATCCGCCTTTCAGGATAAATGGTAAAACTACCAACATAAGCATTGCGAAACTATAAAAAAACAACCATCTCATTTTTCCAGCAAGCATTGATATCGCAAACAAAACGTAAAATATCATCTCATAAGTTAGCGTCCAGCCAACAGGAAGAACAGGCGTACCAAATGTGGGCGCGGGAGCAGTGCCGCTAGGAATAAACAACATGCTTCTTATAAAGTAAGTCAGGTGTTCCCCGCTTGTAAACCAGCTAACGCCCTCCAGAAGAAGGAAAGATATAAGAGTTGCTATAAAATATGCGGGCCATATTCTCGTGAATCGCTTTGTTATAAATGATTTAACGTAGGATAGCGAGCCATCAGATTTTTTAGTTGTTATCACCATGATAAATCCGCTGATAACAAAAAAAGAGAAACACCAAAATAGCCAGCGGCAAAAAAAATATCTTTAGTTGTCTCAGCCCATTTACCAGTCCAGTAGCTACCATGATAAAGCACGACAGCAAGGCAAGCGATACCACGCAACCCTTGGATAAAGTCTATTTTTTTATTCATGTAAGTTGTTCACCTTCAGTATCTTAGGGTTGGTGACGCCAGTTTGTAAAGGAATCGTAAGCGAATCTTAAATTATATTTAAGGGATTACAAGAAAATTCTTATTGGTTTAACCTGCTCCCTCTGATAAGTGTTTGTTTAAGATATGAATTATAATTTCTCTAGACAGGTTTACGATAAAGATCGCAACCGGTGAAGGGTTGTGGATTTTTAGTGATGAGTAAATAGATACGCTGAATAAAAAAGCCCCGGCGACGGGGCAGTGGTAGACCGCGCCGATCTGAGCAGGCTGCGGGGTGGGTGACTACAGTTTGGCCACTCACGCCGATCCGTTCCGAAAAAATCCCTTCCGCATCATGCCCCTTAAAAATTACCCAAACGCAGCTGCTTGCCAAAAACCCGCCTGACATTACTGTTATTATATACAGTTATTTTTATGGGGGAGAAAATTATGGCGCGCATGTACAAAATTGGCTGGGCATTTCGTGACGCAATCAAACTGGGCAGCCGTAGCAGACATATAGTGACAACGAACGAGTTCTGCCTGGCGCTGGCAAAATACAATCACTACTGGACACTTGAACAGTGCAACGAGTATATCTTGCGCTACCAGTCGAATTTCCTTGAGATAGATGCGGTGAAGGAAAACAAGACCTGGGCGCTCCGCAATATGGGGTATGTGATGTGACAGCCTCATTTGAACCGTACGACCTAAACCGGGCGGAACTGGACTATACACCTTTCACATCAAGTAGCTTCTGCATCGAGACGCAGGGTGGCTTTGTCATAGTGGACAGCGCGGAACAAATTAAACCTGGTGACGAAGTGGCGTTTCAGTACGATGGCTATCCCACGATCGGAATTTTGTTCTCGTCCGGGCTGATTACGCCAGACAGCGAAACGATGGAAGAAGAGGTAATGGAAAGAATTATCGTGCTGGGCAAAGTGTCGGCTACGATTCTGGATGATGGCGAACCGTACAGCCGACCATCTAAAAGTGTGCTTCTGAATTGCGTAGCACACATGAAGCACAAAAAAATACAGTTAAGCACCTCTTATTCACCGGATTGATGACATATGCCTTGCGGTATGCTTCTGATAAACCTCGAATCAACCCACACCTACTCATGACTATAAAATTGCTAAGTGAAATTATGAATAGGCGGGTGTATGTCAACTAACTAACTAACTAACTTATAAATAGATAATAGTTAGTTCGCTTTGGCGCGAGGCATAGATGGGACAAACTCGTTCAGTTTTTAGTTGAGGAGACCGCTCTGGGTTTCATCGTTTTCCTTCACCTGGGATCTGTATACTTGTTCAACCATTTGCGCATCAAAGTGCACCATTTGCGCGGCAAGGTTTATGTGTTACTAGAGGGCACATTTGCAACTGCAACCTACGTTAACCCTCCCCGAAGAAGGCTAATGGTTAGTCATGTAGTGCAACGTGACAGGGCTGTGAGAATAATTCGCTTCACTCGGATTAATCCTAACGTTAAAATGTGGCCGTCACTTATGGAATGGAGATTGTGATGTTTGATTACACAGGATTCAGCAAAGACCCCAATAATGCTTATAGCGTGTTGTGCTGGGCATGTTTTTCAAGTGATCCCTGGCATTTAGCTGGCATCTACAAAACCGAAGAAGAAGCTAAAAAGATCCTTGAAGTTTTAGGCAGAGGCTACAAGTTAAGGTACGGCTCACATGAGAAAGGTACTGATGAATTTGTAGGTGGGATGAAACTTTGATTTGATAGAACAAAGCCGTCTCCGGGCGGTTTGATTGTAATGAAAACGCCAATGTTACGCATCGCTGTTAGCGTCCTTGAATGAGCGTTGGATGACGGCCTACATTTTGCTTCCCAAAGTTGATTTCAAAGCAGAGCCGGAAAGAAAACATTTACGATGAAATATCAGGCAACATTGCCGACCTGTGCACACGCAACGGCGAATTTGATTCAGCTGAAGCGGAGCTGCAGGTTACAGATTTATATCTTTTTGAGAGCATAATATCGGTTGCTTTAATAAAGGTTTGGGAAAGCTAGAGATATAAATTTCTCTTCTAAGAAATATGCAAAGCTGGCTGTGAATATGAATGAGTTGGTTAAGAGGTTTGAAAAAACATAAACTTTATTAATGCTTACCATACAAGGGTTTTGATTGTTATGATTAATTTTATAAAATGACTGATGGCAGAGTTATCGGCATGTATTTAAAAGCTAAAAGAAAGGCGAAGAATACATAATCATAGCTTGCGTTCCATTAAATCTAATAAATTATAAAAGAGAGTGTTAGCGAATTTAAGATTAAAACGGAGCAAGGGCTGTAAGTCGTAGCTAAACAAGCCCCACTGAAAATCTATATAAAACTCGCTTAAGCGAGGAGGAACATAATGTCCCGCAGCGCTTACCCGCCTCCCAAAATGAGTGATGGGTTTCAGAAGAAGTAGTGGATTATAGGTGTGCAGGTAAATCTTAATCCAGTGAATGAAACTCTTGAATTCGAAGGGTTTATAGATGTGGGCATGTCTGACAACATTATAATGCTGAATATTGGAGGCGGATTTTTAATGTAGATGAATCTGTGTAATTATTTTGTGCTGTGAATACCACTGAATAGTAAATGATGAGTGGCGAATGCGTACTTTAGAAATAAGTCAACACAAAGTACATAAATATCCCCCAAAACACCCCCTGTTCACCAGATTGATGAAACAGACCTCGCAGTATGCTTCTGCTAAACCCGGATTTAACGTGCATCAGCCTGACCCTACAATATTGCTCAGGCAAGTTTATGTCCCTCACTCCAGACACGGCGAAGCAGAACCACAATGAAAAAATTAGTCTTAATCACAGCCGTGCTGCTGCTTTCCGCATGCGCGACAAAACAGTATCCCCAGGCGCCAGCGGTTACGGATGAGGAAGCGGTGGCGCTGGATTGTCAGGCGCTTGAGCGCGAGATCGCCAAAACGCACGGTATCCAGCAGGAGATCAAACAGACCAGCAACTTTGACTATCGTACGGTGATGGGCTTTCTGGGCGACTTCGGGATCGGCAACGGGATTGCGCGCCATAATGCCAGTGAAAAAGCGAAATCGCGGCTGTCACAGCTGCAGGCGCTGCGGGACGTAAAATGTAGCGCCCGCTAAGGGCTAAGCAAGTTTGCCATCCAGCCTGCATACGCTTTAGCGTGTAAAACTTGTTTTATGAAATGTTATATCATAACATTTTACACTCTTTCACTTATGGAGGGTAAAATGGTGGCGAAAAAACAGGCTTTAACCGTATTGGTTATGCTGACGATCAGTGGGCAGGTTATGGCGCACGGGCATCACTCACACGGCCCGGCGCTGTCGCAAATGGAGCAGAAAGCGGCTGAAGGCATTTTCGACAATAAAGATGTCAGGGATCGCACGCTGGCGGACTGGGAAGGGGTATGGGACTCAGTTTATCCGTTGTTGCAGCAAGGCAAACTTGATCCGGTCTTTGTGAAGAAAGCGCAAAAAGACGGGCGCAAGAGTCCAGAGCAATATAAAGCCTATTATCGCAAAGGCTATGCTACCGATATTGATCGAATGGGCATCGAAAATGGCGTTATTGAGTTTCACCGCGGCGGCAGCGTGTCAGCCTGTCACTACAGCTATGCAGGGCACAAAATCCTGACTTATGCCTCTGGCAATAAAGGGGTTCGCTACCTGTTCGAATGTAATGACGCGAACAGTACCGCACCTAAATATGTCCAGTTTAGCGATCATATTATCGCACCGCGCAAATCGAGCCATTTCCATATATTTACCGGCAATGTTTCTCAACAGGCACTGCTGGACGAAATGGATAACTGGCCAACCTATTATCCGTATCAGTTAACGCAACAGCAGGTCGTTGACGAAATGCTGCATCATTCATAGTTTAAATACAGATTAAAATAGTCACGCAGAACAAGCTTTAAAAATTAATGCAAACTGCTCAGACAGATATGTCAAGCTACAAGCTCGTCGCAGGCCAGGCTATGTCAGGTTCTGCGATGAAGCCAGGCTCCAGAGCATTGGTGCCGACTGCGGGGGAAATTTATAAAAATATTACCCTTACGTAACCATTCTTTTAATCGATTAAATATATCCCGGCGACGATAGCGCTGACAGAGATGATGTGCAGTAATTCAGTCATGTTATTTACCTCCCTTGTTGACCTCTGTTTCATTCAAGAAGCTATAAAGCGATCCGTCAAATAATGAGTATGAATTTATCAAATAAAGTGGGACGAGATAAGGCGATCCAACAAGCGGAACAGGGTTTATACAAAAAGCCAAACGGCAGAGCCGTAATGTTTTACCTTTTACGCTTCGTTCACGTTTCGGTGATTTTAGACGCATGATAAATAGTCACAGCGCTAAACTAGATATACCCAATAAGGGTAAATGGAGGTGCGTATGTCAGAACGTCCCGATGATCTCGATCCCATCCCCGGCGATGGCCAGGTGCCAGGCAGCATAGAAGATATACCCGGCGGAGATGAGGACGAGATGCCAGAAGATGACGAGTACCAGGAAGATGACGTCGAGGATGAAGACGAGGATGAAAATCTTAATCCCTGAATGCTAAAGCCGTCTGCGGACGGCTTTGTTCATAGCGGCGCACGCAAAAAATTGCCCGCATAATGCGGGCAAGCCCAGTAGAGCAGAACTCTCGTTTACATTACGTAAAAGCAATGCGCATAGCGCATAGTCATCTTCTCACCGGGTCGAAAATAAGGAAATGGTCAGGCGGGTTATCTGTCACAGGAAATTCTTATTACGCAAAAAAAGACCCGCTCGAGGCGGGTGAAAATCGTTACATGGAGTAATCCACATAATAGGTCAGACGCTAACCTGTAACGAAAGTTCGAGCGAAGCGGTAAATTCTCTCTCACGCTCTTTTCCTCTGCGCTGTTATTGCTGCGTGTCGCGATAGCGTCGCCATTCAACCAGGGTTCCCAGCACAGACAGCGCCTGTTCAGACGAGCGCAACAGCGGGTAATCCTCATTGAGCGGTGCCAGTTCAAAGCTGTCCTGACTGCGCGCGCGATATTTGCGTACCACATAATCGCTGTCGCCATTTAGCGCGAGCACAAGCTCTCCGGGCTGGGGCGGTAACTCTGGAACGATAATCAGCAGATCGCCGCGCAGGCATTGCGGCGACAGCGCGTTGTCCCACAGCAGCACGGCAAAGCTGGCGGTAGAGTAGTCGCGATCTGTTTGCACACGCCTCGCAATTTCAACCTGATTAGCCTCTGATAGCCATAGCGAAATTTGCTCCCTTTCAAGTACGGGCACGCCGGTTTGCGTCTGATTTTGTACAGTAAAAACCGGTCCATCGCCGTCAACCAGCCATGCAGGCGCGCAACCCAACGCCTCTGCGAGCCGCAGCAGATTTTCACCGCGCGGCAGCGTCTCCTCTTTTTCCCACTGTGATATCGCCACATGGGAAACCGAAATTTTTTCCGCTACTGCTTTTTGCGTCAAATTCAAAGCCTTACGGCGGAAGCGGATACGTTCACCTGTTGTTTCTTTTTCCATCGTCTTGACATCTCCTGAGAGCCAGACTTAAGTATACTTAAGCTGTGAATTTAAGCAATCTTAAGTTGCAGCGAGGGAGGCGCTTTGCGTTGTACGCCTGACGTCAGCAGCCGTTACCCGTCGAGCACAGAGGTGAGGCATGGAAAGTAGTCTGATTACCAGTGTTGGCGCATTAGTTCTTGGGGGCGGAGCGGCCGCGCTTTTCTGGAAGCCGCTCATTGCAGGCATTGCCTCTATTGTCACCAGCAATCGTGCCGGTAGAGAAATCATTACCAGTTACAAAGAGCAGGTGCTGTTGCTAAAGGAGAGTAACGCGTTGCTCCGTCAGGAGAATGATGATTTGCGAGTACGGCACGACACGAATTTGCGGCGGATTTCCACCCTTGAGACCGATCTGCGTCTGATCAAAAACGCACTCGGCATCCTGGTGGCAATGACCGATGCCGATCAAAACAGCAAGTTCCGCAATGAAATCGACAGGCTAATTTCCACTCTGGAGGATCGTAACGATGGCAGAGATACACAGTGAAATAAGACCGGCGACTCACAAACGTAAGCTCATGCTGGGCGTGCTGATGCTGGGCATGTCGATGGTATGCATTGTGATGACCATTCTTTTTTTATACGTCAGCAGTACTGCCAATCGGCGCGTTGAAGAGATTCGGCAGGAGTCCCGCGAATCTGCCGCCAGACGCGAAGCCAAAGTTGATCAGCTGTCGAAGCAGGTGTCCGCACTCCAGCGAAAGCTGGACGCGCTGCCCGATCGGACCGCCGCACAGACGGCCGACAAGGTTAAGCAGGTTGTTATACAGGATGAGTCCTCTGTAAAGCCGTAACAGGAGAGCCCTATGCGAATTTTTAACCTGATTGGGGAAGGTGTTCACGCCCTCCGATCGTTTATCATCACGAAGGAGTCTGCTATGACTGATACCAGCATCATTAACTCAACCGCTCAAAACAGTGACGCCACGCTGCCGCAGTTTGCTGTACCGGACAGCAATGTGCCCACCGATCCGCAACTGCAGCGCTTAACCTCTCCCTCAACGGTTGCGCCAGCAACTTCAGAGGAGACACCGGGAGAAACGCATGTGGCACCTGACGCGACGGCGCAGCACACCCCGGCACAGTCTGCGGATCAGAGCGCAACCCCGGACGCTGCCACTTCCGCGTCTTCTACGGATCAGAGCGCAACCCCGGACGCTGCCGCCTCCGCGCAGCCTGCGGATCAGAGCGCAGCCCCGGCCGCTGCCGCCTCGGCGCAGCCTGCTGATCAGAGCGCAACCCCGGATGCTGCCGCTTCCGCGCAGCCTGCGGATCAGAGCGCAACCCCGGATGCTGCCGCCTCCGCGCAGTCTACGGATCAGAGCGCAGCCCCGGACGCTGCCGCCTCCGCGCAGCCTGCCGATCAGAGCGCAACCCCGGATGCTGCCGCCTCGTCGCAGCCTGCGGATCAGAGCACGCCCTCGAACGCTGCCGCTCAGTCCGCCGATCAGCCAGCGGCGGCAGATACTTCCGCTAACGCGCAGTCCCAGGCGCAGACATCCGTGGCGGATGCCGCTGCCGGGCAGACCAGTTCGCAGGCTGACAACGCTGCTGTACAGGCGTCAGCGCCCGCAGCCGCATCCACCGCGCAGGCGTCTGCTCAGCCAGCGGCGAAAACGGAGCAAGATGACTTCAGCGCAGGCGTAAAAGATTTCAACGCCGCGTTTGATTTCGTCCAGCAGGGAATTGAGCGCCTTGGAGCGGCGGCCAGGAAAGAGCTGTTTGAACTGGCGCGTAAATATCTGTGA